CTGCTGATTTGTAGTAGTCATATCCATTAACTAATGTAGCTAATGATACTGCTGATTCATTAGCTGAGTCAGCACCTAACTTTAATGAATCGTATATTGGAAGTGCTGTAGCTAGCGCAGTTGAAGCTGCCGCTGTTGTGTTAGCAGCAATACCGTATGCATTCTTAGCGTAAATGTAGTTTGACTGTCCGTTAAGAACATTAATCCAAAAATTTGATTCGCCTGATTCTGTTTTTGAGTCAGTTGCTCTTGAAAGTCCTTCAAAGACTTCAAGTACTTGGCCGACTGTTCCTGTAATAGTTCCATCTTCGTCTTTAACAACGACATGAATCTCATCACCGGCGCCTGATCTAGCTGCTGCATAAGCAGATGTGCCTGGAGCAGAGCTAACTAAGTCTGAGTCACCCCAGAATCTAGTGTAGCCTAGAGTAGCAATGTTGACTGCGCCTGTGTATGCGGTTGCAAAAGTAAGTGCGGTAGTATTAGCTGCGGTAATAGTTAAATTATGTATCCCTACACCTGGGCTAGTGTTACCTACGCGGATCGAATCGCCTACTTGTAGTAGACCTGTTCCGCCAACTATCTCACTCTGTGAGGTTGTTCCTGTTTTTGCACCTGCTGCAATAGAAATTGTACCTGAAGCAGCTTTTGAATAATCATCAGCTGATCTACAAACCGATACTTTTAAACTGTTACCCTGGACTCCAGGATACTTCGCTACGAAGTGATCGTTTGATGTAAGTGAGACAGTAGCCAACTCATCGTCGTTATTGATAACCACACCAGCAGAACTGTTTTGAGAAACAGCATTCTTAGCGGCAGCATCTACTACTCTTGTTACATACAATTTATTTCCATACGCTAAAAAGTTAGCTGCAGTGAAAAATGTTTCTGGATTATATCCAGTTTGTGGCTTTCCGAAACGGTTAACCAATGTTTCCTCGCTGTCAACTAAGACACGAGTATTAACTGGACCCCATTTGAAAACACCTGCTATGGCACCTTCCGTAGTAGAAACCGCTGGAACAACAGTGGTTAAATCGATTTCCGATACGTTTACGCCTGGACTGACCTGAAATGGCATTTTATTCTCCTTTCATTTTGTGGTAGATTATAAGCTCTGTTATATTTATAATATCCGACATTAGAAGCTGGACTCGTTGTCATACACATTGTGCATATCGTCCCAATCTAACTCTTCCCATGTAACTAACTCACCACCTTTAAATTCATCGTCGTCTGAAGATATATTCCCCGACCCTGTATCTATGAATCCGAAGGGCGTGAGCTCATCCTCTATCGCTTGTTCGTTTTGTGAATATAGATTCTTTCGAATATCTATATCCGTTAATTGTTTGAAGTAGTCTTGACCTGTCAACCAAGCAAATAGCACTAGGCACATTGCAAGGTCGTCCGTCATTCCATCCTCCGCCTCATAATTAGTTCCCCGCTTGTTGGCTACAAAAGTAGTCAACTCGGAGAGTACATCAAAGTCAGAAATAAGTAACTTATCATTCTCAATAATAGTCTTGAGGTTTGAACACCCTATCCTCTTCAAAGAGGAAGTTGTACGTACACCTAACTGACTATCTCCACCACCAAATCCTCCTCCTACTATCTGTCCAGCTCGTCCTTTCCAGATGGCTTTGATGAGGCCTTCGTATTCGTATTCATTATGTAGTATATCAGCTATCTGGCCACCGATATCATTGATCTCTACCATGACAGCAGCGTTGTTATATAACTTGCCAGCTGAATCAATAAACTTAGGATACAGCATTGGTGCTATAACATTATTTCTAAATGTAGCTACAATCTTATAAGGCACTTGCGTGACGTCTAGTACGATGAAAGCACTGTAGTCGTTCCCTACTCCCCTACCTGTGTCTACAGTTATGGTGTAGATGTGGTTGGGCTTTGGATCTTCAAACACCTTTAGAGTATTATTATACCTTATTGGGTTATCAAAAGTCAACATGCGAAGTTTGTTTGCATCGATTAATGTGTTGCTTGATCCTAAAAACTCACATTCAAACTCGACTGCGAACTGTCTTTCCGATGTGTTCCTTATTGTTTGCTCTTTCCACTTCTCGTCTCTGCCTGGTACGTCCCACCAGTTAACAGACATCGTAACATAATCATTCTTGTTCTTCTCAGCGTCGTCCCATATCTTATAGAATAGATTCATTCCATTAGGAGTAGATGTGATTAATACTCTGGATGATTTACCAGATGAAATTGTGGGGTATACAGAAGCAAAGAATTCTTCCTGTACTGTATGAGGTACGAATGCAAACTCATCTAAGTACACTAGGTTGATAGACATACCACGAACTGCTGTAGCAGAAGTGGACGACGCAAATATTTTGGATCCGTTTTCTAATTCTATGTTACCTTTGTTCCACTCAACAATGCCTTGCTGTAGCCACCACGGTAGATATTCATATGCTAACTGGATCCTAGATAGAATCTCTCTAGCTGTTGATGCTTTGTTGGCCAAGATAGCAATGTTGAAGTCGTCGTTGAATAATGCAAAGTGCATAATAACAGCTGCCATTGTAGTGGTCTTACCAGTCTGTCTAGGCATCTTACATATAACAAATCTATTGTCATGCACCTTACGCATGATTTCTTTTTGATAATCATATGGCTCATAAGCAATTAGACCTTCATCAATATTGACGATCTTCATATAATGTTCGCAGAAGTACTCTATGTCACGCGCACATCTACCAATCTCTGTAATCTGATCAGGAGTGTACGATGCTTGTACGTTAGCTTTTTTGAGCTTAGGGTTACCTAAATAATGATCTGCCATTTATCTTGTTTTGTCCGTGACGTTACGTGCTGTTCCAGCAAGTAGATCTGTTATGTCTTTTGTAGTCCCTACAAATAAATTGTTTGTTACATTGCCCCTGGGCGCGTTCTCTGGCTGCAATTCTTTAACCTGCTTCTGGATTGCTAGTAAATCTTTATTAGCACCAGCCAATGTTCTAACTAAATCGGCAACCACTTCAAATGATCTTGGATGCTGACTCTGTTGAGCGATGTCTACTATATTATTGAGAGCATCTGTGCCTCTCTCAATGATGTTGTATAAGTTTTCTCTAGCATACTTGTAGTCGTTCTCAAGATTCTGCGCGGCCGCGTCTGCATGAACTACCGGCAGCCTCTCTTGGAAGGGCATGAGTACTGTGTCAATTGGGTCGAGATTCAATGCTGTCGCTATTGTATCGTCGTTAGCTTGGGGTGGTGTTGCCATTAAAATAATCCTCAAAGTCGGCAATAACGCCGTATGTATCATTACTGAATATATTTGCCACTGGTATGGTCAGGGCAGAGTTAGATGTTGCTACTCTAAATTGGTCCAGGCCAGGACTAACCTTAACTGCTGCTACAGGTGTGTTAGCGTAACCGCTCGAAGAGTTGGCAGTAAACATCTGTACGTTCGATGATTTAATTACTGACGACTCTCGTATTGGTCCAAACATATATCCTTTCATAACGAAATTCAAATTCCATATCAAAGCTCTTCTAGTATCATAGTCACCTTCATAGGTGTCCTGCGACGACATAGATTGAAGTACGACTGGGATGTCCATTGTAATACCAAGATCTGGTACTAAGTTTAGACTAGCAGTCCACTCCGGTGTAAAGAAAGGAAGAATTTGCTCAAGTATTTGAGTAGCGTCTTCTGCATACTTTACGTATATATTTAGGTCGAAGTTAATATCGTACGGTACGGGTTGAAACATATTCTTCTTTTTGCTAGAATTGTTTACATCAACCGTAGAGTATCTGTTCATTGTATTGAGCTTTCGCTCTGCTGCATATTGTAGCGATACCATTTCAAAAGATATACGTGGAAGGATAATAGCTTCTTGATCTGCTAGATTTATATTAGTCTCTAGCTTAGAGGTCATCTTTTCTCTAGGCGCATATGTTACGGGTACGTTGATGTTCTGTATAACATTGCCTGCAGTGTTTCTTCTCTTCACTCTTAGGTCGTTGAACAATGTGCCAAAGTAAATAACATACTTCCTCAGCGTCTCGTGATAGTAATCATGTCCTAGCATTAAAAGTTCCCGCCTTCACTGAACGGATCTGCATCCGTAAAGTCTATGAAATTATCTGCTGATGTTTCAAAGAAAGTGCTCTCGCTTCCAGTCACTGTATCTTGAACGAGCTCGGTGAACCCTTCAAGTATAATTCTCTCACCATCTTCTGTGTGAATAGGAGTAATGTTATCTTCCGTCAGGAACTGAGAGTTTAGATATATGTCAGCCGATTTCCTGTCTTCTAGCTGATCGATCACTGCAAGTCCGGTGTTTAGTCTTTCTCCACTATACTCAAACTTCTCTGCTCTTATCTCGTAGAACTGAAGTGCACCCATCTGATAGAACACTGGCTCGTGCTCAACAAACTGAACTGTAAACAGTCCACCAGTGAGTGGGAAGTATAACATATCTCCCTCTCTTGGCCTTACTAATTTAGCAGGTAGTCCGACATTGTTTTCAAATGAGAACCTAGCTACGGACAGTGTTAATTGATCTCGGACTTCTAATCCAAACTTACCAAGGAAGTCTCCCTCGCCACCGAACCCATCGACAGTGTTGATATACATCTCACACTCATGGAATTCACTAAACGTAGCTAAGTCGTCTTCTCCGTACAGGTGATCATAGTCACCGTACGTCTTAGGAAGATAGTACACATCAATGCCATGTATTTTAATAGCCTCAATACATAGGTCCTCAATGAGCAGCTGCTCTTGAGAATTCCCGTGATTATTAAAATAAAAATTAGTAGCCATTGGCTTATCCTATCATATCTTCTGGGGGCATTGCTAGTCCAGCAATCTGTTCTTCCAGTTTATCAATGTCTGCAATTGCATCATCGTATATCTTGGCACCATTGAATGTGACACCGCCAGGCAGCTGTAGGCCTTCAAATTTTGTCAGGTTAGATCCCCACTGCTTTTTAATTAAAGCAGCAGCATATCTCAGTAGCCATCTGTCCTTATAGACATCTGAGTACGTTGTTGGATCCATTACTTTATATGCCTTAGCAATAATATAATTGCCTGCATCTATCCTCGTCCAATCCATATCAATATGTAATTGGTTGGCGTGTCTGTTGTATCTAAACATTTGTTTGCCAACGAGTATCTCCTCGATCATACGGATGTTCTGGAAGTTCATATAGTAGGGTACCAGTTCATACCTTGAAAGGTCGTAGAGGTCGTTCAGAGCGATCTGATACCGGATGTTAAACAAGTTGTTAGTGCTTGTTGCGTCTCCTATATCAAATAGATCTACTACGCCAATGATATTTTCTGGTACGGTGATATATCCATTAGCTTTGTCGGCATCACTCACTACGTGCTTATAGAATGTCTGCTCAATGCCATCGAAGTGATAGTCCCAGTAAAAGGATATAGCTTCATCTATTCTATCGTCCACCTGATCATCATCAACGTTAATTTCGATTACAGGTTTACCTAATCTTCTAAGACAATGTTCTTTAAACTCTGCTTTTGTTGTTGGATTTGCCATGATTGTATTTATATCCTAATTATGCGGTTTCTTGTATCCAAGTATCGGTTCTATACACGAATCTGTATTCTTCATACCAAGCAACATCTCCCTCTACTGCCGCTGGAAACGTCATTTCATTCATTTTGATTGTTGCTTCTTCTGCTGTCATATTAATATGCTCCTGTTGAACTTGTTGACATCACACTCGCTGTTACTTTTGCTGTTCTAAAAGGATAGCCTGCCCATTGATTCCAATCAATTGAAAATTGTGCATAGGAGGCTCCTACTAAAGCAACCAGCACTACGTATCCATCTGAAGATACATAGCTCGGCTGGACTAATTGTAAAGTGCCATTATTTATTAGTTGAACATTAGGAAAAACGTTTGACCAATTATGCCATCCAATATATCCGCCTGGGGTGGTACTTCCCCCATATGCATAGTAACTATGATAAGTAAAACAACTCATAGTATACTCGGCATTACCATAAGGTGAGCCTCCTCCCCATAGATCTGTTTTCATATGAACGTAATTACCGCTTGAGTTTGTTGACGGGGAGGCATATACGAACCAGTCCCTTGTATTTCGCGGCCCCGTAGTAGCACTACCTGAAGAATACCCGGAAAGAATAGCTCCTGGTATTGCCACAGTCACGCCGGCGGCATGCATGTCAGGGGGATAACTTGTTCCGATGCCCACGTTGCCATTATCTTTTATAATAAATCTATCGTTTGCACTTGTTCCAGTACCTATTGAAAAAGCATCGCCATCATACCCTGATATGCCTAACTTCCATTCAGCGACCTGACTTGTATTTTGACCGAATGTAAGGCACGGAGCTGCGCTACCTCTTATATGAACACCCTTATAATTACTAGAATCGTTCACTTCTAAAGCGCTTCCAGGCGATGTCTCTCCGATACCAACTTTGCCGCTGGAGCTTACTACCATATGAATCTGACTAGCACTAGTAGGTCCGGTACCGCCATTTCCAAACATAATACTACCAGCCGCACCTGAACTTCTTCCTATCCACACAGAGCCAGGATAAGTAGCATGTGCGTGAGCATATAATTTTATAGCACCACCTGCTCCAGTAGAACCAAACCCAGCTTGAATATTTAGGGTGCCCGCGTAAGTTGCATCAGCACTATCTATTAAAAGATACCTATTGCCATCTGTACCATTTTTTGTAAATCCAATATCTCCATTTACTTCAAGTTTATTGTTTGGAAGTGCAACTCCAATACCAACGTTGCCTGAAGAGGCAATACGCATTCTTGCCGCAT